TTTTTAAATCTTTTTAATTCTTCAGATAATAAAAATAATGTATTTCTCTCTATATCTAATATGTTTTGTCTTGAGTCATAATATTCTAACAGATCCATTCTCTTTACGGCTGCTGTATTTATTATTGTAAGATACTCATTGTCAGAATTAAATGTACCGTCACTATCAGAGAACTTTGCAGTCTTAATTGGTATACCACACTTCTCACCAAACTCTTTGTAATCTTCTGGTCCTAACATTTTTTCTTTTGTCATTCCAAGTTGGTTAAATGCGTAAGAGTGTAGAGTCCTAAAAAATGCTAAATCATTCTCTATATCCAAACCAAACTTATCCGCGGCCCTCGTTGCCGCTTCAGTTGCGGCTTTTTTAGTAAACGAAAAGTACCCAATTTGTTTTGGTCTAATACCGTCTTGTATAAATTGATCTACTAAATTTAATAAAGTAGTAGTTTTACCTGTGCCAGGTGGACCAAGTATTATAGTTTTCATTAAAAGTTCTCTTCTTGATATGGTATTTTAGATTCTAACTCTTTCTTCACCTACAAATACATCGAGTTGTTTTATTAAATTACCAGTTTGATTCTTATCCTTCTCCCAATGATTTCGTTTACAAAAATTAAAAAAGTCTTCCATTCTAAAATATGTAAATTCTCTTTTGTCATCTGTGTATGGTAGTTTGTTTAATATATCATCTAAAGTTCTTGCTGATTGTCTATTGGTTGTCCAGTCTTGTAATAAATTTGTAAGTTCATTTACAGGATCTAAAGATTCCAATGGTTCTACTTCTTGTAATCCTTGCATCATTGGTTTTAAAAAATGTTGTTTCCAATCTTTTGGTTTTGGTACAGGCACAACTAAGTTTGCTTGATCAAGACATGC